ATGAATAAAATAGTTGAAAATCCAAAAAAATGATATAAAATATATTTGTGATTAAAAAATTAGCATATAGCTTTGCAATAACGCTTATAGTTTCAATATTGGGTGGGTTATTTTTCTTAAACTTTGGATTTAATTTTTGGATTAGCAGTATTTTCTTTTTTCTACTACAAATTATTCTTTTTTATTTTTATGGTGAACACGTTAAAAGGCAAAATGCATTCTTTAAAGCACAACTAGAACTTGAGGCTGCTATAGAGTTGTCCAAAATAACAGCTAGTGTCACCTGTCCATGTGATAAAAAAATAAAAAGTGAAATTCAAATAGATATCAATGGTGATAATACATATCAGTGCGGTGAGTGTTATAAAAAAATAGGAGTAATCGTAGAGACTAAAACTGTATTAAAAACCGACCCAATAACACACGACCCCCTATCTCACCCAGAAGTATTAAATACTTTCGAGGAAGCATTGAAAGACCCATCACATAATGATAGAATTTGACGAAGTTAAGGGTAGTAACATATCTCCAGAAGGAGAGAATACGAGAATTCCTTCCGCGAAGGAAGTTGAATTGTTTTTTGAAATGCATTTTAAAAAAAATGTCGATGATTATTTGATTTATAAGAAAAATAAATTCAAAAACCCAAACAAAGATACACTCAAGGATTTTATTTTCAAATTGGAAAATTTTGTTAAGGTTGAAAATAAAAATGATGAAAATTCATATCTAATCGACCTCCTCTTTTCCAATATCCAAACCAACATTAAAATATTAGATAATTTGAAATGTTTGCCAGATAATAAAAAAATACTATCGTTTTTAACATCTTTCACGGTTTCTAAATTTTTCACTTGACACTTTCAGATACAAGTAGTAATATCCCTTATTCAATATGAATAATATAACAATCGAAACTAAAAGCGGTGATTACAATATAAGCAGAGAGGGATTTATTAGATGGCTATGTCTTCTAGAGATTGTTGAAAAAACTGAAGAAAAGGCTAGAGAGTTGAAAGTTAACTTGGATAATATTGACTGGGTTAAGCCAGTTGCTTTTAAAAAATATATGAAAGAAAGATTTAAAAGTATGGAAATTGACTTGGATGCCGAAGAGGGAGGCATCGGGAGGAATTTGGATTATAACCCTCTTAATAATATCCCCCGTATTCAAGAGTATCATTCACAGACATATCAAACACAAACTTCTTTGATTCAGAATCAGGATCTTGTGGATACGATTCATCACGTTTAACGAGAGGAGTTTTGGAGCCAGATAAATCACCGTAAAAGCTATCATCATAGACTTGAGTATTCCCCTTCTCCTGTGAGAGATTCTCAAAGGAATGCTCAAGTCTTTTGGCTTTTAATAACCAGACATAGTGTCCACCTAGGGGATTTATTTGTGAATTATCCTCATCGCACCTTTCAGTGATTTCATACATTTTACCATCACGCTCACCAGGTCTATCTGAACCATATTCAACTAATTTAAATACGTCTCCAGCCTTTGGTTCGAGGCTAGGTGGATAGTGTGCATAGAATGAACTAATGTGTAAATAAGCTGTGACTTGATCATCAGATTGATATCCAAACTTAGATAGAACCAATGCATTTTCTGTCAAAGTCATGATCATTATCATCGTCTTCGGTAATTCAAATTGATTTAATGGCATCTCTCCGTAAGTTAGATCACCATCTTGTAAATTAAAAAGATTTCTATAATATAATATCTTTTGACCATACATGTCTATTTGTTCTCGCCAGTAATTACTATAAAGTGCTCTCTCCGCTTGATTTTTATCCTTATCTGTAAACCTTATTGTTGGTTGAATGTATTCTAGATAATTATTCGGATACGTTCTGATACAATTCACTCCAGTATATTTGTCGTAAGTTATCATTTTTTTAGTATAAAAGAGTTGGTGGGTTCATTCCAAATAATCATAATTCCTGTATTCCCCAATTTCTTAGGTTCTAATTTAGAAACGCTATTTATGTGATATTTTTTACAAATAGCTCTCAGCTGAACTATGTTTACTGGAACATTTACAGTTGGATTGTTTTTCAATCTTTCAACCTGTTGAATTACGCTCATGTCGGGTTTATGCATTTCTGGAACAGTTTGAGCGTGTTTTCTTTTAAATGGATCTAAAACAATAGATCGCCTATGTCTGGATTCTTTATTTCTTTTATGCTTGGCTTCACCCATAGGCATAAACATATTAGCATAACCACCATTCCATGTTTGCTCTAAAATAATAGAAAATGTATTGGCAAATAATCCCATAGAATTATTTAACCAAAAACCTATTCAGAAGCTCCAGCTTCAGGTGCTTGATTTTCAGGAGGTGTGCCACCAGAGGGAGGAGGTCCGAAATTAGGAGGAGCTTCACTTCCACCACCAGCAGGAGGAGGAGCTTCACCGCCACCAGAAGGAGGTGGAGCACCTTCACCTCCTGGAATAGCCCCTCCAGCTCCAGCCGCTAATGGTTGACCCTCAACCATTTCTCCACTAACTGCCGCACCTCTCCAGTTTCCACCATTTGCTTGAATTTGAGCCAATTCAAATTCAAGTTCTTTATCTTTTTTCAAGAATGCTCTATTTGCCAAGATTTCTTGATCATCCCACTTGAGGTATTTCTTTTGTGCATATGTCTTAGAGATAGATTCATTCTGAGTCATATTATTAAATGTTGTATATTTTATTTCAGACTTTTGAGCTTCTCTCATTTCGTAAAAATTAACAGGAGGTACGAAATTTAAGTTGAAGTCAGTTTCCTTTATATCATATTTGTCCCAAAGTCCCTTTAGTCTCAAATGGACAATAAATGTGTTTTTTATGCTTTCAGAAAATTGAGACTGTAGTCTCATAATAAAGTTTGCGAATTTCAACTCTTCTCTAAGGATAGACATCCCGTCATTATAAGCAGATTCTGGTGAGATTCTATTTACTGGAACCTTCAATGCCTTGTATAGTTTTATTAAAAAATAATCTAAATCTGGTAAACTATTGAGAGCTTGTCCAGCGGGTAATGATTTGACATCAGTGCCTTCCGATCCCTGTCTTTTAGCGAACCAATAGTTATCCAAATAACTCTGAGGATTAAACTTATTAACTTGCCCACTTTGATCCATGTCAAATGTTCTCTTGGACCAATAATCTTGAATCATCTTCCTGAGATATGCTTCAGCTTTAGGTGCTGGCATTGTACCAACATCCACATTGAAGACCAATCTCTCAGGTGCTCTAGCTAAACGATAAATTACTATACTATCTTCAATCAAAGATAACTGCCTATAAGATCTTCTTGCGTTTTCAATAAAAGGAATACGCATTGTTTTGTTCTCATTCCAAATACCAGAATTAACATATGTTATCTGATTCTTATCCATTGGAATTAATGCATAATCTATTATTTTTGAAGGATTTGTCTTATCGAAAACTGGTTTACGTAGCAAAAATCCTTTGATCATCATATTTTGGACATTACCAAAAATGGGATCAATTAATTCAGTAGGGACACTAATAACTCCTAGAACACCTTCATCTTCTCTCTCCTTGTGAATTACATTTTCCCAATACAATTCCCCATCAACTAATACACTGCGAATGTATTCCCAACCTTTTTTCTCAAGTTCAAAATAATTTATAACCTTATCGAACTCTTCATCTATTTCCTTTTTAACCTCTGTTTTAAATTTTTCTTTGGTGTATTCTAACAATATGATTTCACCATTTTCATTTTTATTTATTCCCTCATCACAAATTTCATCCAATGCTTCACTTACCTCCGAAAAAGCCGCCATTACACGATAGTCACGAATTCTTGCGATCTTATCTGCCTGAACATTCGCATACATGTATTGCGAAAAGTTTGAATCGATGTTAAAAAATGCAGAAGGTGATAAATCATTGTATTCAGACGAAGAACTAATACTTTGTCTGGACAGTGCTTCGGTTCTTTTAGAACCAGTATCTTGAAAAGATTTAAATTTCGGATTTAGTTTAGAAATAGTATCTATAACAGTATAAGACTGATATGGAAGATAAGAATTAAC